GTTCCTTACAAATGTAGGAAGAATAACCATTCCTAGATCACACGCACCATACGCGGGTAACGGGATTTCACCACAGGGATTCGTCGACTCGATTTTCTGATAGTAGCTAGTGTTGCTGTATTCGTTTACGCGGTCTTTGAAGAAGATTCCGGGCTCATTATAGTTGTAGGCGTTTTCTACAAACTTTTCAAAAACAGCTCTAGCTTTTAGCTTTCCATAGATTTTACCATTGTGTTTTAGCTCGTACTCTTTGTCATTCTTCAGAGCTTCGATAAAGTCGTTAGTAATACCTATAGAAATGTTGAAGTTCGTGAGGCCACTATTTCTCTTTGCTGTAATAAACTCAAGAATGTCGGGATGATTTACATCGAGAATAGCGATTCCTGCTCCTCGACGATTACCTGCCGACTTCATTGTCGCAATCATACTATCCCAGGTTGTCATGAAAGATAGAGGGCCAGAAGCTGTTGAGTTGACACCTTTTACATAGGCTCCCTTTGGTCTGATACTAGAAAAGTTTGCTCCAAAGCCACCGCCAGCTTGTTGAATCTTAGATGCGGCTTCGAAACTGTCTCCGAGTATTGAATCTATGGAGTCTTCAATGGGAACAACGAAACAGTTCATCGCAGTCAGTTTGATGCATGGATTTCCAATAGCAAGAAGTGCTCGTCCTGCAACGATTCCACGGCGCTCTGACATGATTTTATAGAACGTAGTTTCAAGACTTCCAGGATAAGATTCATCAATGAACTTAGATTTATAGAAAGTTTCTGCAAGAGTTTTGGCGACTCTAGCGAATGCCTCTGAAACTTCTGTCTCGAGAGGTCTTGGATTTTCCATTGGATTATCTGAATGAGGCATTTCGCGAACAGCGTACTTCTCAAGAAAGATTTCCTTGTTGAAATCTAATAGCTGTTCGGAGCTCTTTTTTATTTCTAACTCTGTCATTCTGTTACTCCGTTCTTTGGGTATTTCTTCCAATCTCTTTGCATTACATGATTCGCAGTCTTGAACAGTTCGTCGCCAAAGCTGATTCCAAGATGCGAACATAGCTGCATTAGATAGATAGTTATGTCAGCGACACTATCGGCGACTTCATTGAGAGCGCCTTCATCTAATCCAGACTGGTGCTGTCTAATCTTTTGTTTTGACTTGACTAGAATGTGAGCCAGCTCTCCAAGTTCTTCACAAGCACCGAGAGCCATCCATTCTGGACCAGTAGTGCTGTCTTCAAAGTTTTGTTCTTGCCACCGTTTTAGATTTCCTTGAAGTTCATTGATAGCATTGACAGCTGTTACTGTGATTCTCTCTTGCATGGCATAGTATTCATTTTCGTAGACAACAAGAGGCGTCTTTTCTACGGTCCATTCTTCAGAAACGAAATCTAGAGGGATTTGTTGTTCTTTATGGTCTGACAATTCTCGACTCCTGCTTTTTATTTTCGATGTTTTCAATCTCTTTTTCTCTTGCTTTTACGGCTTCAGCTACTTCCTTTTGCATCTTTTCTTGCTCGCTCTGCATGAATACTTTGAACTTTTCTTCTAGCTCGACCTGTTCCTGCTCATTCAATCCATTTTTCATTTCATTCAAGAGGAAGTTGACTCGGACTGTTAGACGAGTGTTTTCTTGCAAAAGAATGCCGTATGCTTGTCTCATGTTGGCGTCTATCATTTGAATGGCTTGATCGAGCTGCATGACATAGTTTTGAAGACTTCCTATTGATTTCTGAGTTTCAACCTGGAGGTTGAATTCGATGTTTTTCTGGTCCATTTTGTTCTCCTAACTTATTAGACTTAGAAAGATGTCATTTGTTGATTTGCGCTGTTTTACGAGATTTTGTAAGTCTTCAGATGTTTTCATATCGGCAATATCATTATACATCATCTTTGACGACTCTGTATACGATATCTTCGCTCTGCCTTGTTTTTTTAGAACTTTCGATACAAACACTTCAACGTGTTGAAGATTTACATCTTTATCGAAAACTAAACAGATTTCTCTATTATCTTTTCTCTTATTTAGATATTCAACTAGTGATTGCCACTTGCTTTTTCCGAAAATACAAACCGCGTCATATCCAAACTGAGCTGCCTTTACGAGATTCAGCATTGATTCGCAGACTATAACTACTTCTGAATAGTTTTTATTATATTCATAAAACAGCTTCATGTTCGGGTCGGTTTTTCGTATGACGTGCTTGTGAGGACAAGGTCCAGAATCTATGAACTTTCTCGCATAGAAAGCATAATCATTTATGTCAATAACAATATATCCAAAGTAATACTGATTTTTATCTGTGATGGCTCTTATTTTGAAGTTTTTTCTTACAAATTCGAAGTCGAATCCACGAGATATGAGATATCGTTTAGCCATTTCAGAAATAGACATGTCTTTTTCTCTATCTTTAGGCGATTGTATTTTGAATGATTCGCCCTGAGAAGAGACAGATTCATGGATTTCATTTTTAGTTCTAAATCTAATACCATTGAATTTGAGGAAGTCTGAAAGTTTTCCGTGAAAAGTGCATCGATAACAATTGAAAGCGTTTTTGGCAAAATTCAATCCGAGATGGTATTTTTTGTCGGTGCATTTTGGGCATCTTACATTTATTTCGCCCCTGCCTTTCCAGTCTCGATAGTGAGGATCGACAGGAAATCTCTTTTCGATTTCTTTTACAGTTTCGTTTACATCAACATACTCTGTTCGTTGAAATGTACGAGTTTCCATCTAGTCCCTTTGTCGCGTAGATTGTATTGTCAAACACAGACGTCATATCATCTACGGCAGAATGATGTGAAATAAATAAAACCATCATGTTCAAGTTTATTGCATATTGCTTTATAAATTCTATCACATATTTTGCCCAAACGTTGTCTAAATGATCGAGAGCCTCATCAATAATCAAAAACTTGAGCTTATTGTTTTTGAAATACGTCATGGCGATTTCAAGGAGAGAAATAACAATGACGATGTCTACTTTAGCTTTCTCTCCAGAACTGAGTTGATCGTATTTGAGTCGACGACCTTCTATTTCTATTACTTCATAGATGTTGTCGTCGACAAAGAAGTGCAAACTGAAGTTTTTGCTGTAGAAGTTGTTTATGTGCTTCTGGACACTAGCATTCAGAATCTTGAGAAGATCTCCTGTCAAAGCCATTCTTACTTTTGACTTGGGAACTAATAGTTCTCTCCAGAAATCGGTAATCTCCATCTTTTCTTTGGAATCTTTCCACTCTACTTCTATTTCTTCTAGTTTGACCTTTACTTCGTTTAGCTGGCTAGCAGAAGAACTGATGTTGCTGAATTTTTCGATGGTTTTCTTGTTATTTTTTATTTGATACTGTTTTTCGTTGATCTGTTTTATGCATTCGTTGGCCGCATTTGCTGTTTTGTCGTAATCAACAAGAACTTCAGACGATTGAAGCTTTTCTATTTCACGTCTATTAGATTCAATCGACTTCTGACATTCTTTCAGTTTTTCTTTATGCTCTTTTAGCGTCGATTCTCTGTTAGAAATCTTTTGTTTGCACGCATGGCAGATTTCGTTCTTTTCGTAATAGGTTATTCTCTTTTTATGCTCGGAAATGGTTTGTTCTACTTCGATTTTACTCTTATTGAGTTCGGCTATCTCTTCTCCGAGCTTTTCAATAACTGGTCTTAGATCTTCTATCTTTAGAGAATGAATCTTTTTCTGACTCTCTAGTTCGACTATTTCTGCTAGCAGCTTTTCATTGTGAAGAGATAGGATTTCAATGTTTTCCTTTACATTTTTATTGACGTTTTCTTCTTGCTGAGCTAGATTCTCTAAGGTCTTCTTGAGCGCATAGTATTCGACATCATTCTTTGAGAAAACCTGCTGATCTTCTTTTGCAACATTAGATAGAGTAAAGAAGATTTTAGATACGATGTTTAGATTCAATACTCGCTCTAAAATGTCTATCTTTTGAGCGCTGTTACCTTTCAGGAATCGGAAGAGTTCTGGATTTAGAACATTATTGTTCACGAACATCTGATAATCACCCAGCAGTTGTTCGATTTTATTTTGAGTTTCTGTGGTTGTCAAGTCTGCAGAAACTAGTTCCTCATCGATAAATAGATTACATTTTGAGTATGACGGGCTTTTTGATCTTATACGTTCTATGGCGTATTTGTGTTTTACTATTCCTTTTGATGAATCGACAAATGTCAAGCATACTCGTAGAGGCTCTTTTGATTTGTTACACACTAAATCATCGAGATTAAGCTCTTTCTTGAGCGACCGTCCATAAATAGCAAAGACAATGGCATCTACAATAGACGATTTCCCAGTTCCATTTGATGATGCATCTAGTTCATCTATACCCTTTATCAAGACTAGATTTCCCTGGTTTTCTTCAAAAGAGAGCTCATGCTTGCCAAGGTATGAGTTGAAGTTCTCTAGTTCGAGGATTTTCAGTTTATATGACATAGGTTCTTAAGTCTCTCCGTGTATGCTTCTATTTCGTTTTCATTTTTACCTTGAGATTTGAGAATGCGCGTTCCGTGTTCTATAATCAAATCAAAAATGTTTATGTTATCTACAGATTCTGCTATTTCTGCAATGCTCATTTCTTCTTCGGAATCTAGATTTTTGGTTTCATACGACGTAAATAAATGACTGTAATCATTGATAAACTTAGAAAGTTTCTTCTTGCTCTCTTCTGAGTTCAAACAATAGATTCTAGCATATATGTTAGTATAGTAGTCGAACTTTTTTCTTTCAAGTTGAATCGTGTCGATTTTTCTTTTTACGTCTTCTTCTCTTTCAAGGTTTATCTTGACAAATAGAGGACAGTATGGATTTTCTTTGTATGTTACTTGAAATGAATCTGGTTCGATGTCGATAATAGAAACACCTTTTCTAGTTAGCGCGTCTCCAAAGTTGTGATTCAAGACAGAACCAATGTAATAAAGATTTTTTATTTGCTTCTTGAAATGAATGTGTCCCGAGAACACAGCTTTATAGATGTCAAGATTCAAATCGTTATAAGAGTTGAACTTGCCCATTTGATACGTAGAAGAAATGATGCCTTCGTAGGCTTCTTTGACGTCTAGATGGCAGAAAAGATACTGATTTGTCTTGGCTCCATAGAACTTCTCGTATAGAGTCTTGAAGATTTCCTTTGTTTTCTCAGGGTCTCTAATGTAGGGAACAAAGATGAGATTCGAATTGATTTCACTAATGTATTTTATCTTTACAGATTGACGAACCAGAATCGCAGATGAAACTCCATCAAATGTGTCGATTGCTGAAACATTTTCGCTTCTATCGTGGTTTCCTTCTATTACCACTCCTGAACCCGATAGTGTGCTCTGATTGATGTTGTTTATTGATTTGACGACTGTGTTATAACGTTCAATGTAAAACCTCAATGCCTGGTGAAATGTGTCTCCAAGATTGATTGCCATCATTGTATTCGATTGCTTTACTAGCTTCTGAATCCAATCAAGCGTCGAGTAAAGTTCGTCAATACGAGAGTACTCAGAAAACTTGTATTTAGTCTTCTTCACGTTGAAACTATAGATGTTAGCGGAGTGTAAATCGGCGTATGCGAGAAATCTCATTATTTACTTTCGGGTAACATTTTTTTGAACGGCGCAGTAAACTGGTCAACTGTGGCAAGAATCGTATTGATGTTTTCTTTGATTAGTAGCTGCATGAAATCCATCTTTGAAAATGTAGGTTTAGATTCAATTGCAGAATAAATAAGTGACAGAGATTGAGGAGACCACTCCATGTCAATCAGGTCGACTAGCTTATAGTTCAGTTCGAGATGTTCTTTTTCATTCAGGAAATACTTTTCGTATTTCTTTTTTAGTTCTGGAAAAGCGTCGAGCGCACTATAAACATCGTCAACTGTCATTGGATAACCCTGCTCTGTGTTTCCAAGAAAATCAAAGAAACCTTGAATCTTCTTATCTCCAAATAGCTTGATTCCTGGAATGTTGTCCGAAGGGTCACCCTTTATGGCTTTATAGAGTCGGTATGACTCAATAGGGCAGTTCTTTATTGGAAAGACTTCTTCCATGTCAGATTTCTTGAGGTATTTCTTCTTGTGAGGATTGAAGATTTTTATCTTTTCATCGCCTAATAACTGATAGAAATCCTTGTCGTTCGACACTATTGTAACAGTTTTGTCTCGATTGACGAAATGCTTAGCGACGAATGAAATAAGGCAATCTCCTTCAATTTGTTTTACAATAACTAGCTTTACAGGAAGAGTTCTCAGAATGTCTATAATGACAGCCTTTTGCCTCTTGCGAGACTCTATTTCATTCATCTTTACTGTCAAGTCATAACCAGATAATGCTCCAAGGTCGATGTTTCTATTAGCTTTATAATCTTTGTATAAACCCTTCTTTCGAACGTCTCTTCCAAAATCGAAAACAATGTAGCATTCTTCGGGCTTTTCGTCGTTTATAAGCTTTCTCAGATGTCTAAGAAAAACATAGATAGCTGTGGTGTCTTGTCCTTTTGAGTTCTGCAATGTTGTATCAGTTGCTGAAAAGAACGCTCTTACAAATAGGTTAGACCCGTCACACACAATGATGTCGCTCATTTATTCTTCGCCTTTATGCCACTCTGTTTCATTTATCATGTCTCCGATTTCATCGTACAGCTCTATGGGGTACTGAGCGGTCTCAATGTTGAGTGCAGAGTTTATTGTAGTTCGTTTATACACACGTTTTAGAAGATTGTGAAGATCTTCATAGCTATACACATTATTACTCATTAGATTTCCTCCTGATCCATGAAGTGCGCATAGATAGAATCAAGAACAAAGCGAACTTTCTTTTTGGGGTGCCCTATTTCTTTTTGAGTTTCCTTTATGAGGTCTTCATACTTTACGCTATCATTATGAGCTATTTTTGCCTTGATACTTTCTAATATTATACCATACTCTTCGTTTTCTTCTGGAAGGTTCAGCGCTTCTGGAGTTAGTTTTAGAATGTAATCTCTTATTACTGATTCGCTTTCTACTCCATGGCTTTCGTCTGTTCTGACATCGATAGACTCATCATCGATGTTCACTGTTTCAGGGTCGTTTGAGTTCATTGAAGTGTCCTTGTAATGCGCTTTCAGGTACCAAAAAATCTTGTTTCTGACAACACCTGTAAAATAAGAAAACGCGTCGCCCTTTTCTTTTGACCATCGTGGTGCAGATTCTAGTATTCCCACCCAAGCTTCTTGGGCGATGTCGTCGTTTATGTAGTTTCGTCGTAGAAGCCTATAGCGTTCGATTACTCCCGAAATAAGCTTGTTGAAAATGGGAAGCAAATCATTTAGGATTTCATTATCTCTTGTCTGCTGAAATCGTATGATCTGCTCTTCGACATACTGATTGTCGAAATAGTTTACTTTTTTCATTTGATGACATTATAGATCCTCTCTTTATTTTCTGCAAAGACCTGCTCCCAATCTTTACGGTTGAACTTTATGATTCCTGATTCGGTAGCGTCTGTGATGTCATCGTTAAGGTTGAGTTCGTTGGTTCGTCCAGTTGTGAGACGCTTCTGTGATTTTAGAGTCTCATACATCGTAAGAGATTCGTCGAATTTTCCAAGTGAGTGATTGAAGATCAAATCGGTTTCTAGAAGGGGAGTGTAGGCTTTATTCTTTATTGTTTTAGCAGAAATCTTTTTTCCTGTGATTCCTGCTTTTTCATCGATTGTGACAGTGTTCGTTGCGGCCAGACGTATTCTCTGGATAGCAGCATACTTGGGCGCATGGCCACCAGGAGATGAATACTTTTCTCCAAATGTCTGACCGACATTTTCTCTAAACTGATTGACAATGAGAAGAGTTACTTGAGCGTTCTGTAGAGGAATAGTTAGCTTTCTGAGTCCCATTGAGTTGACTCTAGCGCGCACAGCCATTTCTTTTGTGTATTCTTCGCCATCCTCCATTTCGATTTCTTTCTTAGATGGAGTCTGAGCTAATGAATCCCAGATGATAAGAGCTGGTCCTTCCCATGACTTGTCTTTTACTTTCGACACTAGAATCTGTCCGATTGTATCGTATACATCTTCTAGACATGGCGGTTGGTGATAAATCATGTCTTCATAAACTAAACCCAACGATTTGAGTCGGGCTACTGAAGTTGCGGCTTCTGTGTCTAGATAAATGACCGGCATTCCTCTTTTTTGAGCTTCCGAGCCAATCATAGCTGCTAATGTTGATTTTCCAGAAGCTTCTAGCCCTACGATTTCAACAACACCTCCTACGATTATTCCTCCTCCAAGGATTTTATCTAATGATGAGATGCTTGTTGAGATGAAATCAAAATGCTCTATTGCAATAGGGTCGGATGTTCCAAAGATTGCTTCTCGTATTTTTAGAAGACCTGGTCCCTTTTTCTTGCCGACAGGCGTAGCTTCTTCTTTTCCTGCTTTTACTTTCATTTATTTTCTCCTTAGAATGGTAAATCGTCATCTGGTTCGTCTGCCATAGGACCCACAGATTCAGCTTCGACAAATGGTTTATTTGTTCCAGAGGTTCCCTTGATTAGCTCTATCGATGCTTTGAACTTTTCCGATTCTTGTTCCATTCGTTCGTTTCGTTCTCTATCTTTTTCTGCTTTTACTATCTCTGCGTTGTATTGCTTCATTTGATCTAATACGAAGTTGATTGATTCTTCATCGCATACGAGTTGATTTTGAATCAGCTTTATGAGGGGCTTTTGATTTACTGCGGTGAGGATGTTTTTGAAGCCCTGACTTTCTGTAGGGATTGCGACTTCTTGATTGATCTCAAGATCGAACTTTCCCTCTGGATTTGTGAAAAGCTTTACTCTATGTCTAAAGGCGTCAATAAGATTGATGTCTTTCTTAGACATAAGTTCTGAGATTCGCTCCATCAGAATACTATAGAGATAGTCTTGGAACCACGAGATTTTGATTTTTTTGTCATGGATGACGTAGGCAAGAAAAAACTTTGTGGGAACTGCGATTTTGAACATCGACTTTGGAAGTCTAGTTTCTTCCATCCATTTACAGATGGCGCATCCTGTACAGTTTACTCTGAATGCTCTTTGACCAGTGCGATTCTTGATGAAATCGTAGGCTCCGAAGTGAGTGTTGAGCTCCTCGAACGGATAGTCGATTTCACATTCATCGGCTTCTAAATCAATCGATTCTACCTTGGGAACAATGTAGAACTCGTAAACCTGGTTTTTCTTGAACTGTAGATAATCTACTGTTCCAAATGAGTTACTGTCTGCGATGTGTTTTTGATGTGTTTGCTCGAAAGTCTCTTTAGTTTTTATGCGCATTATTTGTTACCTCCAATGCATTTGTTTTTATTATACCACATTTTGCTCGAAAACTTATTGGTTTACAGCTTTATTTGTGCATTTATCTTTCTTTTGAGATTTTTCGCAAAGGTTTCATCTAAGATAGTTGATTCAAAATTGATGGTTGAAACGTAGTTCATTCTGCAGATCTTCTCAGTTGAGTATGATTTCTCGAGCGGATCTAGATCTCTCTTGGCGTTGTTAGCGCTTAGTATGAAGAACGTCTTATTCGACTCATTATCGACTTTATTATCGTTTTGTATGAGAGGAACTATGCTGTTTAGAAGCTTTACAGAGTTTATAGTATAGAAAACGTACGATGGCTTGAATCCATTAGATGAATCTGCTCGTTTTCTATGAACCCGTATGGTATTTACATTTTTTGCAAAATCGGGCTCGAAAAGGCTAGAAATCTCAACTTGTGACGATTTATCGACTGAAAAGATTGTAACTACTGTCTGATTATCGACGACATCGAATCTATCATCAAAGTTTTCTTTCTTGAAGTCATAAGTATAGAACCGTTCTTTATCAATCTTATAGATAATGACTTTATCGGTAAACTCAACAAGCTTGGGAATGAAATCGGCAATCTGTATGCTTATGAAGTTTTCGGAAAACTTATTCTTTAGAGGCTTCAGTGGAAAGAAGACAGAAATAAGTTTTGTTGTTGTTTTTTCCATTTCATTGGACATCTTGCATCTCCTTTATTATTCTTCCTCTTCTCCATACTCACCACCGAATAGTCCTTCGGTTTCATCTTCTTCCATCATTTCTTCTTCGTTTCCTTCTTCCTCTGTTGGAGGCTGTTCTTCATCTCCTTGAGGTTGTCCTTGTTCTGCAGCTGCAGCATCATCTGCTATCTTAGCTTGTGCATAAACAGGATTGAGAATAATGTCGCCTGACGGAAGTTCTCTTAGTCCGTATTGAGCTCTCATTTCGTTTACTGTCTTTAGATACTCAACCTCTTGCATTTCCAATCTTACTTTTTGTTCTTCAATGAGGTCGGTATATCCATGGAACGAAAACTCAAACTGACCATCGGTTAAGGGATAAATAATGTATTTATTGATAGTCTTTTCTATGAATCTGAGTAGAGGAACTAGTCCTTTATCTTTTGAAAACTTGATTTTTTCAATAGCCGAGGAATCATTTAGAGGTCTACCCTGGCCGGAAACACCTGCTTTATTTACAAAGTTGATTTCAACAGGGTCTATTTGATAAACGCCGCACGTGACGTTCACGAGGTATTCTAGCCATCTGCCGAATTCCATGTCTCGGTTAGACGCTCCAAGACTAATCCAATCAACTCCAGATTCAGATGCTAGAATGGGAGTCTTCCAGGCATTCACGACGCCTGTTAGTTGATTGTGCCAAGCTCGTCTGAAAGCATCTAGCTCTTCTCGTGGAACATTGGCGCCCTTGATGTTTAGTATTCCCTTTGGTGTTGAACCTTGAGAGAAAAACTTCTTGTTGTATTCTTCACTAAAGATTTGAGATGAAATGTAGTTGAGAGCCATTTCAATCTCTGAAATCCCGTATCCATTGGCTTTGATGTCGGTCGTAGGGTTTCTTATAGCGAAAGCCATCTCGTCGTACGAATACGCAGTGTACAGATTTCCATCGATGAACTGAACGTAATAGATTCCTTTTTCGATTCTAGTCTTAGGGTCAGATAATCTAATAGTTCCGGAATCGACAGCGTAGAATGCAGAAGGCTTTCCCGTCGATGGGTCTTTTACTATTTCAAAACATAGCTGGTCAAATGTGAGCGAGTCTCTCACTATTTTTCTCAGAAATGTTCCAAAGTCGTCTCGCAACGGATCATTTAGTCTAGTTTGTAATGTCCCGCAGTTGTCTATAAACTCTCCAAGATCGATGATAGTCTGGACTTCTTCAGCTGTTATGTTAGGAACCTTTTTGTTTGGATCGGCTTGCTTCATTAGATACTGGTATTTTCTATTTCTTGGCTGAATCGTATAACCAATTCTATCATTTGGCATTGTATACTGCGTTGCGAACAATGCACATTGATTTATTCTAGTATTGATGATAGAAGCTATGACTCCATTCCTATAAGACATCTTTCTCAACAGCTGATAACTGAGTGCCCAACTAGCGTTCTTAGTTTTGAACTGCAAATAGTCGAGGACGAAGAGTGGATCGTAAAACTTCGTAACGGGAACCTGATCACGGGGATCTTGTTTATCTAGAACTTTCCCTCCAGATAAAGATACTTTTTGTGCTTTTTCGACAACTTGATCTGTTTGTTCAAACGAATAAGACAAATCAGATTTAGCTGTTGTTTTCTTCCTTGCCATTTATGTGCTCCTACTACTTTAGGTATTTTGTCCAATCTATTATTTCAGCTGTGTCGGGCATGAGAAAAACATTGTGGTCTAGAGGATGTTTTGCGTCATCATCGAACACTGCTCTCTGACGATCATAGACGCTCGGTGCTTGTCCAGAACCCGTAAAAACATCTTTGTTCAAGAACTCAAATGCTCTAGACTGCTTTTCATGCATCATTACGAAGGTTCCTACAGCTGTTGCTATTATACTATCATCTTTTTTGCCTGCTTGTGCTTCAGGTCGACCAGCGTCGTTGTATACAAATGAAAGTGCTTGATCCAACCATGTTTTGCTATAAACAATAAACATGTTAT